CATTTACCTGGAAACCGATGAAGAAGTTGAATGGCTAGAGAAAAGATTTGATATCCAAGGTGTACCACACACTGCAGTATACAAACATAATAAACTTATCTGGCATAAGAACAATCTGTTCTTTAACAGACAAATTAAAGAACTTAATATACAATTGGATATACTTAATGAATAGACTATTCTTCATAGTACCTACAGTAGACTTCATAGATCACGAGTTTGACACATATCTCGCCCCATCTTTATTGCCTAGATGGAAAAAGAATACATATTGCATGGACAATTCAGAAGGTGAATCCATATATGAGAAGTATAACAACGGTATCCAGAAACTCATAAGAAAAAGAAAACTTACCGATGATGATATAATTGTATTTGCTCACTCGGACATAACCATATTAGACCAAAGCCTGGAAGACAAATTACGTCTAACCTTCGAGTATAAAACTGAAGTAGGTATAATTGGCGTATATGGCGCAACACAATTTAATGAACAATTTGGATGGTGGTTAAATGATAGAGAAAAATACGCTAGGGGACATATTCAACAAGGTCTGGACGGCAGCACTTACCATATGTCAGACAGAATCGGTTTTTTTGATAATATGGTGGTCGTGGATGGTTGTTTCATGGCTATTAGAGGATCATTAGCTAAGTCACTTCAGTTTAGAACTAATATGGATGGTTATCATCATTACGAGAACTCCTACTGTATCGATACCTTGCTTAGAACTGAGTTTAAGGTAGCTGTGGTTGACATTTTTATACAACATGAGTCAGAGGGGCCTCTGTCAGAAGATTGGTTTAACAGTGGTCAGAAGCTCTTAAAAGAGTATACTGGGATGGGGTTGGAATTCCCTTTAACATCAGAAAACTTAAACAGACATAGAACTTTGCGTAATTTAAACAGTTACTTTCCAGAACCGAAAACCGACACAAAATCACCAGGAGTTTCGGCATAATTATAAATAATATTAAGAGTACTTTTAGGATGTAATTATGCCTCGATTCGGAAGAAGATCAAACAAAGAAAAAGAAACTCTACACGCAGATTGGCAAGACATTCTTGACACTGCCATACAGTACGTTGATTTTAGTGTCATTCAAGGTGCTCGTGGTGAAGAAGAACAGAATAAGTACTTCGATCTGGGAAAGTCCAAACTAAAGTATCCCTATTCAAAACACAATACCTACCCATCATTGGCAGTGGACATAGCTCCCTGGGTTTCCGGTATTGGAATAGATTGGAATAATATGGATAGATTTCTTAAAGTAGTCTTCTTTATTAAAGGCATAGCATACGCAAAAGGTATTATTATTAGGACTGGTGCTGATTGGGATGGTGATTTTTATAGCAAAGATCATACATTTATAGACGTACCACACTTAGAGCTTGAAAGTAGACTAATCGATGACCGATGGGTTAAATATTAAGGAATAACATGAATAAGAAGAAAAAGTCACCATTTGAATATATTAAAGATTTAACGGTTAACAAAAAGAAATACCCTGATGTATCAGAAGACTATCTAAAGGACTATGAACCCGTTGTAATCAATAAGATTTTATCAATGAACTTTCGAACATATCCTCAGTTAATGAAGATAAACAAGATGACATGTGCAAGTATGCCAAAAGAAATGCACTATAGGTATCTACATTCAGCGTTAAAAAAGCAGTACTATAAAATTGATTATGTTAAAGGTAAGAAGAACGTTAATGCAGATAATGTCAAATTTGTATCGGAGTATTACAGTTGTAGCAATAGAGAAGCCCTGTCGCATATGGAAATACTTACTAAAGATCAAATTAAAACAATAAAGGCGCTATACAAAACAAGAATTTAATATGAACAAAGCAATCTACATACCACCAACAGATGAGAACGGGAAGTTTTACTGGGTTCCCGTAGTAATTAAAAACAAAGATTATCTATTAGGTTTTCTTACAGGTATGGAATCAGCAATGATTGCTTTGCAAATATACGAAGAACTCAACCCATCCCTTGGATCAGAACGATTCAACGACATATTACCGGATGGTAGAAGAATTGGCAACATGTCGAGGAGTGAGTTTAAAGACCACGTTAAAACCTCGATATTAGATGAGCAAGAAAGTCTTCTTGTTCGAGAGAACCATCCAGACCACAACCCCGATGTACTAGACTATTTTTTCCACGTTAGCTGCTACTGTGGCAACTTTTATGGATTCCATGAGCCAGAAGACATCCCCGAAGAAAACTTACACTGTGACTGGTGTGATAAGATATTATTCCACTATACTAATAAAGATGATACAGACTTTCAATATGACGGGTCTGAAAATGACACCGCCAATGTTATCAAAGCAGTCAAACAGGAACTAGGAATAGTCGATGATGACGATGACGATGAAGACGAATTTTACTAAATAATCATTTTTTTCAAAATAGGACAACGTTTTTTCAATTTAATACACCATTTCGTTTTATAATGACTCGATTTGGGGCCTGTAATTTGGCACCCTTTTAATAAATACTTTTAGAAATCACAACCTAAAGGAACACAAATTACATGTCATATTACCATACTTTAATGGATGAACTATTTAACCATACCTTTAACCAAACATTTGAACGATTCAATCCATCCCCTGAATTTACCATACCAACGGAGGTCACTAAAGACGAAGCTGGGTATCACGTACATCTACAATTACCTGGCATCACAAAAGATCAAGTAAAAGTCCAATTAGAAAAGGATCAGATTACAGTTACCGTTTCAGATAAAAAGGAGACCGTTAAATCTATAGGTATCACACCTACTATTGATTCACCCAAAATCACCTGCTCTATGGACTTAGGAATACTGATAATAGATCTTCCCTTCAAAGAAGAACATGTCATCAGGAAACGTACAATTGAAATCAAATAGGGAGATAATTTATTAACTAGGGAGCAGTAACTCCCTTTTTTTTCATTATTATATATATACTATAAGAGAAAACGAGTTTATTAATTTTATTAACTTTATTTTCACTTTTATTAACTTTTCTATTGACAAGCGTACTTTATTATGGTATACTTTAGTTATTAGTTTAGAAGGTACAACATACTAAAAGATTAGGACACATTTTGGCACAGGTAAATTTTATTAAATACATGACCAACGATCAATTTGATCACGGCTCGTACTATGCCAATAATCTAATCACAGAAGTTATACCTACTTAGATCTACCAGTCCCCATTGTGCGACTCGGTGATCACCGGAGTTGCACACAAGCATCTCCACAAAATCAAAAAAATGAATATTCGTCTAGAACGATTATTGCTATTTGACAAGGTTGGAAAAAATACGCTACCGTAGCTCAGTTGGCAGAGCGCCATATTTGTATTATGGATGTCACGGGTTCGATGCCTGTCGGTAGCTTAATATCAGTTCGATAGCAATCTGTTGCTTTTATAAATACTCATAAATAAGAGATATTTATGAAAACAGATTGCACTAAAACTGATGGGTGGAAAGCCGCTCAAATAAAAACTAAAGTAACTTGCAAAGAAAAAACAAGATTATTTAAATTAAATTATTTGGAGACTCCCAATTTATGTAAACAGTGTAGTTGTAAACTACCATTCGAAAAGAGATCCAATAAATTTTGCTCTCATAGTTGTTCAGCGTCATTTAATAATAAGGGCGTTAGAAGGCATGGGTATGAAAATATATTGGAATTCTGTCTACACTGCAATACAAAATTGACAACCCAAAAAAAGTTTTGTGATATTGATTGTAAAAATGATTATTATCACCAACAGTTTTTATTACAATGGAAATGTGGAAATCATAACGGGCTTAGAGGTGAATATAATCTATCTGCCCATATAAGAAGATACATATTTGAAAAATATGATAGTAAATGCTGTCAATGTGGATGGGATGAAAAACACCCTTCTGATGGAAAAATACCATTAGATATAGATCATATTGACGGTGATAATAATAATAATGAAGATAATTTAAGATTATTATGCCCTAATTGTCATTCATTAACACTAACATATAAATCCAGAAATAAAAACGGTAGAAAACAAAGAAAAAAATATTATAAAAAATGTGCGTTGCAATTGTGACTTACTTCGTTTTTCATTAACATGAAAGAAATCAAGGTTCAATTCCTTGTTTCCCCACCTGGTAGATTCTGTCTATCCGGTGGGGAAATAGCCCAATTGGTAGAGGCAATTCAAATTCAGTTATGATGATTTTTACCATATTTTTTATTTTAAACATTTTTAAAAATGTGTGTTGCAAATTTGACTTACTTCGGATAAAAAAAACAATTCTAATGTTAATATCTTGGTTCAAATCCAGGAACCGCCACTAAGTGGATAATGTCTATTTGGTGGCGGTTTAAAATAAATCAGTCATGTTACCCTTTACCACATTTTTAATTATTGGTCGTATCGTCCAGTGGTTAGGACAGCAGCTTTTCAAGCTGAAAACCGGAGTTCAATTCTCCGTACGACTATTATGCGAGGAAGAGCAGTCCGGTCGCTTGCTGGCCTCATAAGCCAGAGTCCGTAGGTTCAAATCCTACCCTCCGCTATTATATTAATAAAACTTTGCAGGATCGAACAGTCTGGACGTTCAAATGGCTCATAACCATTATAGACGGTGGTTCAAATCCACCTCCTGCTATTTTTTTATTGGCGTGTAGCACAACTGGAAGTGCACCACCCTTTGACGGTGAAGGTTGTCAGTTCGAGTCTGACCACGCCATTCTGGAAGGTACTGACCAATGGTGGTCAAGCAGTTTTGAACGCTGTGGCGTGGGTGAAACCACGGGGGTTCGATTCCTCTACTTTCCTTACAGATGTACAAGAATAAGACCCCTCATCTATAAAAATTGGGGTCACGAGCCGGATTAGCTCAGCCTGGTTAGAGCGGAACCTTCATACGGTTTGTCTGTCACTGGTTCAAATCCAGTATCCGGTACTATAGGGGTCATAGCTTAGTTGGCTAAAGCACTTGCCTGTCACGCAAGAGATCGTCGGTTCGAGTCCGTCTGTCCTCGTTTTAAAGGAACAACATGAGAGAGTACAATATTTTATTATCGCAGACCCAGCAGAGAGCGTATGAAAATATAAAATCTGCTAAAAAAGTAATATGGTATGTAGCAGAACATAAAGCTTTTTTACATAAATCTAAAACTGAAGTAAACATGAATACATTTATGTCACTCCTTATAATAGGATTACTAAAATGGAACAGAACAGTTAGTCATCATTATGATATGGAAGAATATATCATAGATGAAAATACAGAAAAATTATTAACTAAATACTTGACTATAACTGAAAAATAGTATATAATATTTATATACTATCAAACGGAATAATATTATGAACGAACATACAATTTACTATCATTTTAGATACGCAGGGCCTTTTGGAAAACTAGCGGTTGGTGCTAATAAGCTCGAACCTGTACTTCAGTTTACACCTATAAAAAACCCACACAGTAATGGTGGAGTTACAATCGCTGTAAGAGAGAGTGGAGATAATCTATTCTTTGGTGTTGCTAAATGCGCTCTATCAGATACTTATAGCAAAAGTTATGGAAGAGTACGAGCTGAAGGTATCAGTAGAAGTGCAAAATCTCTCAGAACCGAGAAGATGGATAAAGACGACATCACCAAAACTGCAGTTGAATTAGCTCAGTTGGTAGGTAGCAGATTCAGCCTTGAAGACGCTGTTTCACAATTAGCTTAAGGTACTCACAGTACCTATCCTCCAAAAAGTTACTCATATTACTTTTCAAAAAATTGAGTGGATGAGATTACAAGCCTCTCCATTATAAAAAACTTGTTCTCCTTTCGTTATAAATGATGGTCGGTTGCTGCTTGCAGTAACTGACCTTTTTAATAAAGGAAAATCAATGGCGAATATCCGAGTTGGTAGCAGGAGGCGCACTGTTAATGCGTTGGAGAAATCCCACCGTAGGTTCGAGTCCTACTTTGCCAGTTTTTAACATTTATACATACTCATATAGTTTATTGGTAACATTGATATGAGTAAAATTAACAAAGAATTAAGCATAGCAGATAGACAAGCCTTAGGTGCTAGATGCACAAAGGAACATATTATAAATGCTTTCGGAAATTGTTGCACTGTATGTGGATATAATAAAAGTCCTGCGGTTTTAGCGTTTCACCATATCAATCCTGGTGAAAAAGAAACCTCATTTGCATCAAAATTAATGACAAAAAAAATATGGCCTCGCCTGGTTAAAGAATTAAGAAAATGTATTTTAGTTTGTCATAACTGCCACGCTGAGATACATCAAGGGATAACTAAAGTACCAAGGAACGCTATCCAGTTTGATGAACTATATTCTTTGTATTGGGTTGAAGATAAACATTCCGATAAATGCGTTTGTGGAAATAAAAAAGAAATATGGAAACAAACATGTTCTGAAAAATGTACTAGAGTTATTAGAGGCATAAAAATATCGCACAGCAAAACTAATTTAAAATGGAAAGACATTGATTTGATTAATGAACTAAAAACTCAAACCATATCTGAGTTATCCCGTTCACTGGGCTGTGGATGGGATACAGTAAAAAGAAATTATGACAAACAAAAAGAGGTTTGCAATGTCAATGAAGTTAGACACATTTAGAAATCTAAGCGAACGATTATTTGACGAACGGCTTAGACTAGAGTTTTATTATAACGAAATTAAAGATTGCAATCGAGTAATATCAATTGGTCTTCGTGAATATAACATCACTCTTAAAGATGGAAGAAAACTAACAAACAAAGATTTTATGAACTCTTTAGATTTCAATGTTAAATTTAAATGTGAGATGGATCTTAGATATGTACTGGACAGGAGAATTTACTAATGAAATATTTGCATTGTAGGATAGCAGACTGGGGAGAATTAGTAGACTGGTTTGAGATTGATTATAATGATGATGACAGCATTAACGCAGAAGAAGTAAGAAAGAAATTGAGCGCCATTATTCTAGAGACTACTGGCAACCCATCTGAAGTAACAAAATTTCAGATAGGCCAACTTCGTAAGTATGTTAAAGCAATAGCTAAAGCAGACACGAGTTACCCTAGACCAATATGGATAGGGCTATCTAAAATAAAAGATGATTATACATTTATTCAATTTCTTAGTACACTATTGGAGCATTTATGGGTGTAGAGGATTACATATCTTTAACAGATAAACAAATAAAATTAATTGATGACTGGACTAATCATCACATTTGTATATCAGCTGATAATAATAAACCGATATGGTTTAACAAAACATCCGATGTAGATGTCGGAAAAACTTTAAAAATTAAATGTGGTTTCTGTGATACTGAATATGATATTACAGATATCGACACATGGTAGGAATATGTCTGAAATAATAATAATAATATTTTTTATTGTATATAGCCTCTATGTGGAATACAATAAATACAAGTAAAGCACGGGTATGTGCGCACTGTTGGTAAGTGTAGCGAGGCTGTAACCCTCGTGGCTTAATCTCCTACGGGGGTTCGAATCCCTTCATGCCCATTTTTTAATTGAGGAATAGTATGACATTTTTTGTTAGCGGTCATAGAGATATAACCACAAAAGAATTTGAAGAACATTATATTCCAACACTCGATATGATAATCGAAAACAACGAACATGTTGTTGTAGGTGATTGTCCTGGCGTTGACGAAATGACCCTTAACTATTTATGGGAAAAAGGTCATCGAAAAGCGACAGTATATTATATCGGGTTGCGACCAATGAACAACCCTGGCTTTGCCGGAGTTAACTATTGGTTCGACTCAGATGAAAATAAACATATTAGCAATACTTTTATTTTAGATTCTGATACAAGACGAGATTTCGTAATGACCATGAATTCAGATCAAGACATTGCCTGGCTAAGAGAAGGTAATGAAAGATCTGGAACAGGAATGAATGTTTTAAGACGAGAATGGCTGATTGAAGAAGATGCTGACCTCACTTACGATTCACTCTATGAAAAATGGGAAATTAATGAAGCTAATCAATACATTTAATGGGTTGTGCTCAGGGTAAGCGGAAAATCTTTGCAAGATTTTTGCCTGATCGGTTCGATTCCGATACGATCCACTTTTAACAGCCGTAGTTGCAAAAGACTGTTACACCCAAAGCTTATTGTGAACCTGAAGGAACATTACTGTTTTAATTGGGAACCGCTTTGTAAGAAGACTATGCCAGCACCAGTAACTCAGTCCGGTCAGAGTCCCTGATTTCCAATCAGGTGGTCGGGAGTTCGAATCTCCCCTGGTGCTTTATTCCGTTAATAATAAATTGAAAAAGGAAAATATATGACAAGACCAAATTTTACCGAAATAATAGCAATCATTGATAGATCAGGATCTATGCAGTCGCTAACACCAGAAACTATTTCTGGATACAACTCATTTCTTAAAGAACAAAAAGAAATCGAAGATGAAACAAATATATCCTTAGTTCTATTTAACCATACTCATGAATACATTTATGATAATGTACCAATTAAGAAAGTTAAAAAACTAAAGAAACAAATCTATATGGCTCATGGTATGACAGCTATGAACGATGCCATTGGTACTGCAATCACAACAGCTGGTGCTCGTCTAGCAAAGATGGAAGAACATGAAAGACCAAGCAAGGTAATAGTTCTCATCATCACTGACGGTCAAGAAAACAGCTCAAGAGAATACAGAACATCTCAAATCAAAGAGATGATTGATAAGCAACAAAATACTTACTCGTGGGAATTCATATTCCTTGGAGCTAATATAGATGTGGATCAATATGCTGCAGACTATGGTTTCAAAGCAGGTAAATTTGCCATGTACGATCAATCAAGCAAAGGCACTACCGCAGTATTTGATTCTATGTCAACCGCTGTAACCAATGAAAGAGGCTTTAGTATTGATGACTCTGGTGAACGGACAAGATCTGCAGGAACTGTAAATTATAGCATGGACACCATATACACAAAATCGATGAATAAATAATCAACTAAAGTATAGCAGTTGTCAATAAATGTTATACTTTAGTTTTCGCCCCCGTGATAGTTCAACTGGTTAGAACCTCGGCCTGTGAAGCCGGTAATCTCGGCTCGATTCCGAGTCACTGGACTTTGGAGGATTTATGAGTAGAAGTTTTAAATACAGACCGTTCTATAGTAAACACAATGATTTCAAAGAACTGAAACACGTCAATAAGTCATACCGTTTACACATGAAAAATCTCATCGTGTCAGAACGAATAGATCTAATTCACAAGGAATACCATAAACATAAAAGTGATTGGATGTGGGGATATGGTGGCTCATATATAAGTCACCTTAGTGATGATTACGATAAAGCAATGAGGAAGTAATATGTTTTGGCCCTTTATGAAATCAAAAAAGAAAGAAGTGGAAGAGAATCCGTCATACTCTATAGTACTATCATCTGAACAAGCAATAAAAGTATTGATCTGGAAAGGACAACACGATTGTACTTCAGTTAATGTATCTAAAAGAAAGATTTGGATGAGACAAGATAAAATTGGAAAAAAGAAAGTAACAACAATAAAATGTGATATGTGCTCAAAGGTACATGTACTATAGGTGTGTGGCCCAGTTGGTTGGGGCAATACTCTGATAAGGTAAAGGACGCTGGTTCGATCCCAGCCACACCTACTTATTATAAAAGAAGGACGAGAGATGGAAGAGATAAAAGGAAATGATGTAAAATTTAAAGATAGTTTGAAGATTAATTTTTTAGGTGTGGCAATACTCAAACAAGACTTTGTATTCGAACACACTTATAAGACCGAGTGGAAAGGCAAGAGCACTATTGAGACCAACTATAATGACACCATATACACACACAATCATACTATCAAACATAAGGTCGTCCAATGTTCAGACCTTCCGTCTGATGAAACACATTACAGACGATTCGCAGAAAAACCTAAATATCATTGCTACCTTTTACTCGACATTGGAAGCATCTTATCTCAACCCATTATATTCTGGTCAATGGAATATAAGACAGAACGGTCAGTACGAGAAATGATTGAACTTTGTAACAATACTGCTAAAGCAGTTATGAAAAAAAGAACTGCAAAGAAAACTACAGTGATGGCAAATGTAATTGCAGATTTTAAACTAAAGTATGGCAAAGAAAAAATACCCATCAGAATGATTACTGCAGACTTTGCAGTTAAGAAACATCTTCCTGGAATAGCAAGGGAAGCACATAGAAATCAGAAACAATTTATTTAATACTTTAGTTTAAATATACAATTCAATATACTTTAGTTTGCTATATTGGTCTGAAGCAGGATGGAGGATACAGAAATGTATCGGTTACTCTGGGGACGGAGTTTCATGCTTTCGGCAAGACATATCTTCGGTAATACAAGGTAGGACATGGGTTCGACTCCCATATATAGCTTAACGGGTTTCTAGCTCAATTGGTTAGAGCAGCAGTCTCATAATCTGCAGGTACTGGGTTCGATCCCCAGGAAGCCCATAATATAATCACAGCCGTGTAGCTCAGTTGGTCTAGAGCAGCACTCTTACAAAGTGAAGGTCGGGAGTTCGACTCTCCCCTCGGCTATTAACAAGGAATAACATGCACCCATTAAAAGAAGCTTACAATGCCAGTAATGAAGGCATAAAAGACATGAAAGAAGTCATAGCGGAACATGAGAAAAATAAAAATGAAACACCGTCAATGATCAAATTCTATGATGAACAAATTGAAAAGTATAACAAAATAATTCAATCTCTCGAAAACATAAACAGAGAGATTGAAAAACATGATAAGTTTCATGCATGGTAAATTATTGCAGCCGTAGCTCAGCAGGTAGAGCAGGAAACTGAAAATTTCTGTGTCACTGGTTCAATTCCGGTCGGTTGCATTTATATTGAGGAGGGCTTATGCCACAACTAAGAAGAATCCCTGACGGGATAGGCGACTCAGGAGCACGCTCTGAAGCCATCAAATGGAATGCTGACGGCACGCTTGATGAGATTGTAGGGCGTAGACCAGTCGTTGGTTGTTCGATGCTTGTAGGCTCTCTCACAGCCCGTAGTTACAGCGGTCAAGATTACTGGTTAACTACCGTAGTAACTGAAGTACTTGAAGAAAGGGAAGATTATGTCAAGTTTAAAACTGAGAATTCCATCTACGAATGGATAATTTAATAACAATCGTAAAATGTGATTAACATCACTGCCTATATAATATTAATTTGTATCTTATATTATATAAATTAAATATGGTTTTATTATGAAATTACAATTTTTAGGTTCTGGAAACGCTTTCACATTACTAAACTATCAGTCTGCAGCAATGTTAACTCATAATGATAAGAACTTTCTTATTGATTGTGGTAGTGATACACGATTCAGCGCTGATAAGTGTGGCTTTACATTCTCTGATATTGATGCGGTTTATGTATCTCACCTTCACGGTGATCATATAGGTGGACTTGAATGGTTAGGATTTACTACCTATTTCACACCAAATGTTGATAGACCAAAACTCTTTATTGAGAAGGCATTAATATCAGACTTGTGGTTATCTCTTAAAGGTGGAATGGAAAGCCTACAAGGTAAGATAGCTACACTTGATACATACTTTGAAGTTATGCCCATCGAAGTCAACCATCCATTTAATTGGAATGGTATCAGCTTTGATGCAGTACAAACACTGCACATAACAAACAAGTATAAGCATGTACCAAGCTATGGTTTAATGTGGTCAACCGAAGAAGACAAACGAGCTTACTTTACAACTGATTGTCAGTACGCTCCCGAATCTTCAATGATGGCATTCTACAAAGAAGCTGATTATATCTTCCATGACTGTGAAACTGCACCATATGAATCTGGTGTTCACGCTCATTATAATCAGCTAAAGCAATTACCGGAAGAAGTTAAAAATAAAATGCACTTGTATCATTATCAAGATAATATTATCGAAGATTTTGAGAACAAAAGCAAAGAAGCAAATTGTGATGGCTTCATGGGATTTGTCCGCAAGGGAGCTATCATAACATTATAAACAATGGGTGTGTAACTCAGTTGGTAGAGTACTAAACTTTTAATTTAGGAGCCGTGTGTTCAATCCTCACCACACCCATTTTTTTATAATAAATAATCATCCAGCCTTATAATCATCAACTAAAGATTAGTCCTCATCAACTAAAGTTTAGTCAATCCGTCCCATAGCCAAGTCCGGCTAAGGCAACTGTTTGCAACGCAGTCATCGTGAGTTCGAATCCCACTGGGACGTTTTAAAAGGATATATTATGAAAAATTTTTTAATCAAAGTGGGGAACCACGCAATAAGAGTAGAAGATAATACATCACTCAATTACACTAAATTAGATATTGATGAGGTATTTATTAAATCCATCGAAAAGTCTATATTAAACGGCTTGGATAATGGTTGTATTACACTCATGCTACGAGATGATAATGATTTCTCGCATACAGATAGAGGAAAAATGTATTGGGAAATACATACATAAAATTTATTTACTACAGTACATAAAATCTATTGACACCTGTATATAAAGTAATTACTTTAGTTAATACCTTATATTCACTTCAACAGGTACGGAGGTTATTATGTTACTCAGTAAAGAAGAGACAATCGAAATAAAAGGTATAGGTGTTATCATTGGGAGATTCCAGGTCAAGGATCTTACTCAAGGACACCGTGATATAATTGAAACAGTTATTGGCCGTCATGAAAAAGTCATTTGTGTTCTAGGTGCTGCACCAGTGTCGGGAGGATCTGAAAACCCTCTAGATATCGAGAGCAGACGACAAATGATATCTGAATCTTATCCAGACATTCAACTTCTCTATAACGATGATCAACCAACTAACAAAGGATGGTCAAAGAAACTAGATAGTTTGATTAAGTATAATACACCCCCTTTAGCAGAAGTAACTCTCTATGGAAGTAGAGAATCTTTTAAACCTTACTATTTGGGATTATTCCCAGTGGTAGAGCTAATACAGGAGTCTTATACATCCGGTACAAGTGAAAGAAGAAACGCATCCTATAAAGTCATTAACTCTTCAGATTGGAGAGCTGGTGCTATATGGAATGCCAACAACAGATTCCCTACTGCATTTGGCGCAGTTGATGTTGCTATCATAGATAGAAAACACAACCGCTTGCTACTTGGCAGAAAACCACATCAAAGTAAATTTAGATTTGTCGGTGGGTTCCTCGATCCTGATACCAACGCTCTTGAAGGTGATTTCCTTGAAATCAATGCAAGACGAGAAGTGAAGGAAGAGACAACTCTTGAAGTTGGCAATCTAAAGTATCTTGCAAGTTTTTTAATAAACGACTGGCGATACCGGAATGAACGGGACAAAATATATTCAACGCTATTCGTAGCTGATTATACTTTTGGTCGTCCTGACGCTAGAGACGATATTGATGAACTTCGTTGGTTTGACATTGACACTATTAAAGAATCGGACGTTGTTGAAGAACACAAATATTTAATAAAAACCCTATTAAATTCGTTAAAGAGTTAGGAGGAAAATATGGTTGCAATTAGAAAGAAATTTTATGACCCAGACTTCAATCCGATATTAGCATCGGACTCATATAAAATGACTCACCACGGGATGTATCCCGATAATACCGAATATGCTTACAGTTATTTTGAGAACCGTGATGGTGCTCAATTTCCTGTATCTAAATTTTTCGGATTGCAGATATTCATTAAGCGCTTCTTAACTGGCTCTGTCGTAACGAGAGAACACATTGAGGAAGCTAAAGAAATATTGGAGTTTCACTTTATTGACGGGTTAACTCACGTTGACATTGAAAGATGGGAATATATATTAGACAAATATGACGGTAGACTACCCATTAGAATTAAAGCTGTAGCGGAGGGATCTTTAGTACCAGCATCGAACGTATTGTTTGATGTTATTAATACTGACCCTAATTGCGCATGGCTCGTGGGCCACGTAGAAGATATATTGACTCACGTTTGGCACACCACAACGGTAGCAACATTGAGTTACATGGTTAAACAAGACTACCAAAAGCATCTTGAAGAAACTTGTGATGATGACAAAATCGACTCTGTAATTAAATTCATGTTGCATGGATTTGAATATAGAGGTGGAACTAATCACTACTCATCTAGCTGGGGTGGTGCAGCTCACTTAATCAATTTCTGGGGTACAGACAACCTTAGTGCTATTAAGACCATACGGGATTACTATAACACTAAGCACGTCAACGCATACTCTGTACACGCTACAGAGCACAGCGTAGCGACTTCTGAAGGTAGAGAAGGTGAGAGTAGACGTACAGGTAAAATTATTACCAAATATGATAAGGGTATATTATCATTAGTATGTGACAGCTATAATTACAAAAAATTTGTTGACGTAATTATAGGTCAAACATACAAACAACTGATTCTCAAACGAGACGGTAAAGTTGTTGTACGGCCAGATTCGGGTGATTATAATGAGGTAATTCCTTACATATTATTATCACTCGAAAAGAGTTATGGTACTAAATTAAACTCGAAAGGGTATAAAGTATTGAACCCTAAGATCGGTGTGATATGGGGAGATGGATTGAATCGTAAAGATATCAATATTATCCTCAAACTCGTAAAAGATCTTGGTTTCTCTGGTGAAAATCTATGCTTCGGAATGGGTGGAGGATTGATTCAAAAAGGAATTGATCGTGATACTCAGAGAAGCGCATTTAAATGCTCAGCCCAGTGCAGAGATGGTAAATGGTATGATATTCAAAAAGATCCATTGGATTCAACAAAAAAGTCCAAGAAAGGTATTCAATACCTAACTCTTGACCCAGAAGGGAACTACCAAACCACGAATGTGCCGACCTTAGATGATCAGCTCAAGACGGTTTTTCTGGACGGTGATATGGTTAAAGAATACGATTACAAGGACATAGCAGCTTAATCTACATCACAACTGAAGTAAATTATTAAACACCTGTCATCCGGCAGGTGTTTTTTCGTTACTTTTATAAATAATAAAAACACAAGCTCATTGGAGAATCTTATGGCATATATTATTAAAGAAGGTCACGAGTTCATGTTCCAGAATTCAAATCTTACTTTAGTTATGCGGACACCCGTTATGATTGAAGCGATCGACCAAAATGGAAAGAAAGTAAAAATTAAGAAAGAGTCTGCCCCACATTTGTGGCAAACTTTATTAACTGAAAGTATATATTAAATATTAACTTTTCTATTGACTAATTACTAAATTTTATATATAATATATAAAAGGAAGTGTTAATGAGAAAATTTGAATTATTGAATAAATACATTGGAATTGAAGATTTCAAAATGCCATGCAGATCAACCAAAGCATCTGCCGGATATGACATCTTCAATAACACAGGTGAAGAAATAGTATTGATCCCTGGACAGATGAGCGTAGCGATTACAACTAAACTACGAGCAATCTTTCCTGAAAGTGAAGTCCTTCAAATATATCCCCGAAGTTCTCATGGATTTAAATACTCTCTTAAGCTTGCTAACTCGGTAGGAATTATTGATTCTGACTATGCTTTAGCTGACAATGAAGGTGAGATCTTTTTAAAGTTTCATAATCAGTCACCCAGCAAAAAGCTAGTAATCAAACCTGGTGAGGCAATGGCACAAGCGATCTTCACTTCATACCTGACTACAGATGATGACGAACAAACTGTAGGTGGGAAAAGAACAGGTGGTATCGGTAGTACTACCAAATAGCACAATCGGTGTGTAGGCTAGTCTGGTAAGTCGCCTGATTTGGGGTCAGGAAATCGGAGGTTCAAATCCTCCCATACCGATTTTTTATGGACGTGTAGCCCAACTGGCAGAGGCAGCGCACTTAAACTGCGTACAGCGTGAGTTCGAATCTCACTACGTCTACTTACTGGTCCTGTAGCCCAACGGCAGAGGCAGTTGCCTTAGAAGCAATACAGTGTGAGTTCGAATCTCACTAGGACTATTATCTCGTCTGCCATGTGTAGAAGGAGTTTCTGGGGTCGGACTATCAATTCGACCCCTGTTTTTGCCAGGTTCTGGCAATTCTAGCGTAAAAAATATAACTAAAGTACATCTTTTTTATTGACTATTAATAATATTATTGTTATAATGGTTTTATGGATATAGATAAAGCAATAAGAAACTCGAAGATATTTAAATACATAAATATTGTAGCATGTATAATACTAACATTTTTTGCATGCATGAATGCAATCGGAGGCAGCGTATTTATTATGTTGCTTGATACAGCGATGGCAATATTTTACTTTAGATTAATATTCGACAGAATGGAAGATATAGAAACTCTTAAAGAGATAAAAAGACTTCAAGAAGTTCTAGATAAAGAGATGGCTAAAACTGTTGGAGATGAAAAAGAATGAAATATTTATTACTTACTTTAGTTATACTAACTATGGGTTGTGAAGACGAAACCGCTTATTATAATTGCAAAGATGCTAACAGAATACTCATGAAAGAATTTGTCGAAAAATGCATTGAAAACGGTATACGATGCACATCAGGAAATAGATATTACGAAGATGTAGTTGAAACCTGCACTATAAACGCAAAGAAGATCTTTTGTAGCGAACCTAAACACCTAAAGGACTAGCATGAAATACCTTTTATTAATATTAATAATTACTTTAGTTGGATGCAACAACAATGAACGAGAAGAAGATTTTTTCCTGTGTAATGAAGACTCTAAGATCCTCATGAACGAATTTGCTTTAGCTTGCCTGGATAAAGGTAAACCATTTATTAATATCCCAGTGGTAGACCAATATGGAAAATCTGTGTCCACACCATATCACGCAGTAGTAAAGTCATGCTCATACGCAGCAAAGAGAATGTTTTGCATGGAACCATTACAAAATAAAAAAGAATCTGAAGATTAACTAAAGTATATTGACAAGTTAATAATATTAATATAAGTTTAATTAAAACGTATTGAAAAGGAATAACATGGGAAAGTTACACGAAGCGTTAGCCGTGCATGGTTCACTTAAAACCACTGCCGACAACATGCTTAAAGAAGCATCAAAATCCTTTAAAGATAAGTCACATCTTTATACAGGTCACGTTAAAACATACAGTCCTCTTAATGATAATGACAGTGAAAAACTTGAAGATGAAATTAAACATCTTGTTGACAATGTTCCAGCTAAACTGAAGTACATCCAGGATTCTGTCATTGAAACTACAGATTGTATGTATCAGAAAGAAGCGACAAATACAATTGCTTCAGCTGACATTGTTATTGATGGCGTAGTAATCGCTAAAGAAGTTCCTGCAGTTGTTCTCCTTAATCTTGAGACACAACTTAAAGCAGTTCGTAGTGCATATAATGATGCTCCTACACTAGAGCCTTCACAATCTTGGTCTAAAGATGAGACTGCTGACGATGTTTATGTAACTGCTCCTCATTCAACTCATAGAACTAAAAAAATTAGCAAGCCAGTTAGATTGGCTGAAGCTACTGAATTCCACCCTGAACAAGTTCAGATGGTAACAGAAGATGTAGTCGTAGGTTATTGGAAAAATGTTCAAAAGAGCGGTTGTTTATCCCCTAAAGATAAGCACAAGTATCTTAAGCGTATTGACAATCTTATTCGTGCTATTGTTAAAGCAAGAACAAAAGCAAACGACATGGAATTAAAAGAGGTAAATATCGGTAAAGATTTATTCGATTATATTAACAACATTAATTAACAAATGGTGCAAACTTAATCTGACGTACAGTGAGTCCCTTGATGGGGAATGGGGGTTCGAATCCTTCCATGGGCATTTAAAACAAACACAGGCCCGTGTGGTGCAATTGGCGACACCCACATATTGTACACTTAAATTTAGATTTAAATTTAAATTTTTGACACCACAGATTTACTTTGGAACGCATATTGATTGTGATTAGGCATTCTACACCTTTGCGAGAGTTCGAATCTCTTCACGCCAATTAAGAATTTAATGAGTTCTTAATTGGCGTGTAGCTCAGCGGAAGAGCAGGGTCTTTAAACTACGCCAACGGTCTACAAATATCAATAGTATATACCAACCCGTAATGGAATCCCAATTAATGGGATATACAATATGACTCGCAGGGGCCTTAGGTTACTAGGCCACCTGCACTTTTTATAGGCAACAAAATGGTTATTCACTTTGACTTTATATCAGATATACATTTGGACTTCTACGTTCCTATGCATACGGTGTCTCAGAAGTTAGACTTTCACATTGAAAGCTTTATCGAGAATATCGTCCCAGAGCACCCTGACGAGGTTTTAGTCATTGCCGGAGACATAGGTCATAGCAATCTACAAAACCAGCTCCTACTAGCTAAGCTGGGCAAAATTTATAAGAAGGTTTTCATAGTATTCGGAAACCATGACCTGTACTTAGTTACTAAATCTATGTACCACAAATATGGCACTGGAATGAACCGTCTCGCTGAGATGAAGAAAATGACACTTGACATCGAGAACGTCTACGACCTCGATGGCGACCTGTACGAATACAACGGAGTAAAATACTCCGGTACTGATATGTGGTACGATGGAGTACTTAGCAACAATAATCTTATGTATGATATAAATAAGAAGATTATTAGTCATCCAGATCCAACAGAAGAAGATCTGCAGAACCTATGGCTAGATTACATGAATGACTGTAATCATATATACGGTATGGAACGTTACGATCAGTTCTTTGAAACTGAAGTAAAGAAACTGGAAAAGAATATTGACAAAGCTGATGTTTATATCAGTCATGTCGGCCCTGCTCTTCCTAAAAGAATACCAGCAAAATTTGATATGACTTATCTAAGGTATTTTTATTTTGACGGAATGAAGTATTTGCAAGCTGAAGCAGCCCCTAAAGTTTGGGTCTTTGGTCATGTACACGGACAATATGATTATTCAGTTAATAACACAGATCTTTTAGTCAACCCTTTAGGTTATCCTAAAGAAAGCTTTGGTAGAAAGATTAGAAATTATGAAAAACACTGTTGGGAAGATTGACAGAGCGGTAATGTGTGGTCTTGCTAAGACCAAGCCTGGGTGAAACCAGCACTGGTTCAAATCCAGTATCTTCCTTATTTGTGCAGTCGGAGGACAGTATGACAGTTTTACTAGGTGGCCTAGGAGCCTTTTTATTAATTATACAATACGCAGCTCTCATTAACTTGAAACGCTACGGATCATTTAAAGCATTCATGTACATCATCCCAATCGGGTTTTATGTTTATTGGATATTTCGCACAACCGGATTTATATTCGTTAACTGTGCAGAGATACTTCTGGAAGTAATCCCAGATCTCTTTGATTAATAAATTTTATTAATTACTTCTTGACTTTAGTTAATAAAGTTCATATACTTTAGTTAAAATGCTATAGTATTCTAAAACAATATATACAATAGAAGGAAACAAATATGGCGAAAGCGATACTTGAATTCGATTTATCTGATCCTGACGATCGTGCTGATCATCAGAAATCAGTTAAAGCAACAGACGCATTTCTTGCGTTGTGGGATATCTCACAACTCTTTAGAAAACAATTAAAATATGGAGATCTTGACCAAGCTACTTATAATAAGATAGAAGCAATGTCAGAAGATTTCTACGACACTCTAAATCAATACGGAATAAGTATGAATATGATAGAGTAGGAGTACACATGAGAATTACAGTTGAAGTAGAAAAAAGATTAATATCTGATAATAATTTTGCGTTGATCACAACACATAAATATTATCTATTAGGGTTCATCCTAGTTTACAAGAAATCTTGGTGTGATGGTGTAATACCTAACTAGGAGGCCGTATGAGCTGGATAATGATCGACGTAGAGAGCGATGGCCCTATACCAGGTGATTACTCAATGGTAAGTTTTGGTGCAGTAATAGTAGATAATGATCTTGACAAGTTCTTCTACGGAGCAACAAAGCCTATCTCTGATAAATGGATACCTGAAGCCCTCTCAATATCTAACATTTCACGAGAACAACACGAGCAACATAATGACCCTGCAGGAGTCATGGAAAGCTTTAAAGACTGGATAGAAGAACACTCTATCGGCAGACCTTTATTCATATCAGATAACAACGGATATGATTATATGTTCATGCATTGGTACTTTATTCACTTCCTTGGAAAAGACCCCTTCGGACATTCAAGCACGAACCTTGGATCTCTCTGGAAAGGAATGATAAAAAATACTTACAGAAATTTTAAACATTTAAGAAAAACCAAACATACCCACAATCCAGTCGATGACGCTATGGGTAATGCTGAAGCACTATTGACAATGAAACAAAAATATAAACTCGACATTAAGTTGTAGGAGCACCAATGAATATCCAACCTAACAAAGACACATTATTAATTGAAGCATATGATTATACCTCAAAAGAGAAATCTGCAATTTATTTAGCTGGTGGTGATAATGATACTTCAGTTGAAGCGTTTAACCAGGTACTCGATTGTCATAACGATAATGTTGCCGGAGTTAAAAAGGGCGACATTATATTAGTCGATAAAAACACAGGGTTCTTCTTCCAAATTGACGGTAAGAAGTACAGAATAATTTTATACACACAAGTTCTTGCTCATATTACAGGAATAGAGAAGGAACAGACAAAACGTAAAAAAGCATTGGAAAACAAACAAGAATAACACCTGGAACGTGCTGACCACTATCGATCAGCACGTTCCAGTAAAAGTAGGGAAAGGATTATGAAAAAGAAAATCCTAATATTAAACGAATCATATATGCCAATCAACATCACTACTCACAAGAAAGTAATCAAAATGATTGCCCAGGAGAAACTTGATGTCATCGAAGTATACAATAATGAATACTATCATAACGGCTTCCCTAAAAATCCATCTGTAGTTCGCCTAAGACATACTATTAAAATGGGTAAGACTCGTAAGATCTATAAAGAGTTTAACCGTAGAAACGTACTAGAACGTGATAACTACAGGTGTCAATACTGCAGTAAGTTGATTGACCATAAAACTATGCACTGGGATCATGTTATTCCTCGTGAGCAAGGTGGGCCAACTAACTACACCAACATTGTAGCTTGCTGCCTCAAATGTAATCAGAAGAAAGAGAACAAATCTCTGGACAAATCTGGAATGAAACTAAAGTGTACCCCTGAAGCTCCGTACGAGTCTTCATCAGTTTATGCTATTATCATAAACAGAATAAACCATCTGATTGGCCCGTCAAAAGAAATAACTTGGGAAAATTATATTTATTGGAATAAATGATTGACTTTTACCAGTATATATTTTATAATAACTATATAATTCTTAGTTAATAAAAAATATGAAAACTGATAGAGAAATTATTGAACAATATTCCGACTTCTTCCCAAACAGGGCAGACAAAACAAAATCTAATATGAAGTATGGATTTTGTTGTGATGTCGGGTGGTATCCACTTATAGTTACAGCCTTAGAACAATTAGATGAGATAGAGTATGCGGAATTTATCGAGATCGTGCAGATCAAAGAGAAATACGGTACTCTTCGCATCTACTTCGATATTAGTAAAGATTTCGAACTAAAGTTTAACGATAACATTTTTAAGAGACTGTATTACTGGGCTAAAGGTTTTAATGTAAAAACCGAGCGTAATACACTATGGAAAGTAGTTCACAAAATTACAGCTGAAGCATATAATAACTCAGTCACCACATGTGAAATTTGTGGGAAGGCTCCGGCACTAAAAGGTTATTCAGAATACTGGATTAAAACAGTATGTAAAAATTGTTCAGATGTATTTGAAAATTTCACATACGATAGTACAGACAAGAAATCATAACAATCAACAGGTTTACTTTAGTTGAACCGAACAACAAGGAAGGACGAATGGAAGTAATAAACGGCTATATAATCATGGGACTTTTAACAGTATTGATAGGACTAATATTCGCATTACTAAAAGCTGTATCTGCAGTCATTGAAGAACTAAAGTATTCAACAGTAGCTCTGCTAAATTCTAATAATGAACTTAAAGAAACCATGGAAACACAAAACAATCCATACAACAACGATTACGACGCATAAAAAATACACAATAAATACAACCGCTAATAGCAAAACGAGATATATGAAATAGTCTAAGGAAATAAATTATGCCATCTGTTAAAGAACTACAGAAAATAATTGAAGCAACACCCCACAATCAACCTATCCTCTTAGAGGGTATTCACGGTATAGGTAAATCAGAATCGCTCAGAGATCACTTCGTAGCACAAGGCTATAGAATGATCACACTATTTGTTGGTCAAATGGCTGATGCTGGTGACATGATCGGACTACCCGACAGAACTGAAGTTGAAATCGAAATGATCGATAAAGACGGAACAGTTAGAAAAGGTACTACCAAAATAACAGAGTTTTGCCCTCCTAAATGGTGGCCTCTCGACCTGGGAGAAAAAGTCATTATCTTCCTGGATGAAATCAATCGTGGTAAACAAGAGATCATGCAATGTTTAATGGACATGATTCTTAATAGAAAACTTAATGGTTTAGACCTACCAGAGAACGCTAGAATCATCGGGGCCATGAACCCTTTAGATGATGGTTACTATCAAGTAGACGAACTAGATCCGGCCTTTATGGATAGATGGAATATCTACCAATTCAAACCAGCTATTGAAGAATGGATGGATTGGGGTGTGAAGAAAAAGATTCACGCTAATGTATTAGGATTTATCGCAAAACACTCTGACCATCTTGACCCACCAGATTCAAAACAGTGTGTTGCCACCAAAGTCTACCCTAGTAGACGGAGTTGGGAAAAGGTGTCAAACATCATTAACAACAACACAAGAATTCCACACCAATTACTCGGTACTATTCTTCTCGGAGTTATTGGTGAGAGATCTACATCAGCATTCTTAAAGTATCTGAAAGAAGTTGACAATGGAGTATCTGCAGGAGCAGTCATCACCGGATGGGGTAAGAAGATAGAAAAAGCCATCGACAAAATGAATGTTCAAGAAGTTATCCACTTAAACTCTCAGCTCGCTATTTGGTTTGACGAGAACCAGACAACTTTAACAGCGTCTGATAGAATTGGTGCTAAGTACGCAAACAACTTAGAACAATACCTTAACTTCATTCCACCTGAATGTATGGCTCAGTTCTTCGACATTTGTGCACAGAATACTACAGACGGAAAACTATGGCCTGATAAAATCATGAGATTGAACGATCAAATAGCAGATAAATTTGTTGACATTCTTAATGGTGATCAAGAAGAAGAATTGGAATGGGACTAATATGGCAAATGAAAGAGAAGCACGAGAAAAGATAGACCGAGTTTTAATTAACTGGTTCCATCAAGATGCAATGATGCTAGGCGCATGGTGCTTGGTTGATAAGATTGCGGATAAACACCAGAAGACTATGGGGATTGACACTCGTGTTAATCCCCCTATAATCAAGTATAATCCAAACTTTGTTAACGCTATACATCCAGAACAACTCGAAGGTGTAATGGCTGCAGAAGGCTTTAAAATGCTTCTGCGCCACCCTACGACCAGGCTAATGCATCCAAAGCATATATCGAGTTTGTCTTCTACTGTTACCATTAATCAAATGATGAATGCTACAGGATTTGAAGACCTTGATGAAGCATACCCTTTACCAAGTCACTACGGTCTAGAAGCCAATAAGTTCTATGAAGAATACTTTCGTAATCTAATGGATCAAAAAACTAACACCGAAGATAAGATAAAAGAGATCTGGGATTCAATGTCTAAAGAAGAGCAAGATGAAGCAATTCAAAAAATGCTTGACAAGAACAAAGAAGACAGCGGTGAAGGTGAAGAAGAAGGTGACGAAAAAGGTAAAGGCCCTGGCGAAGGCGATGAGGAAGGTGAAGGAGAGGGTGAAGGTGAAGGTGGTGGATGTGGTGAGGGCAAAGATGGTGATGGCTATCAAGAGTACAACAGCCCGAACTCAGCACTTAAAGATCACTTTGATCCTAATGGTACTTCTAACGAACAATGGGGGCCTAACAATCTATTCGATGCAGACGTTCAAAATATGGTTGCTGACAATAAAGGTTCTATGAAAAAATGGGGTTCTCATACTGGCGATTTCTTAGCGGAAATTGTAGCAGCTAATGAGCCTAAAATATCATGGAAAGAAATTGTCAGAAGATTTAAGAACTCTGTTATGACAACAACTACTCGCTCATCCAGAATGAAGGTGAATAGACGATACGATTTAGATAGTCCTGGTAGCATCAGAGAATATCAATGTAAGATTGCAATCTTTGTTGATATCAGTGGATCAATGTCTGACAAGATGCTTCAAGAAGGCTTCGCAGTAATTAATGCTGTCTGCAAACATGCTGAAATAACATATGGCACATTTGATACAGAGATTAAACAAGTCGAAACTAAGTACAAGAAAGCTAAAGCATTCAAAGTACTCGGTAGAGGTGGTACAATAGTTGAGCCTGTCATCCAATGGATCGATGAACATAAATACGATGGCCTGGTGGTGTTCTCTGATATGTACTTCAGTCCACCCCCTAAACCAAGAAATACAAAAGTGCTATGGTTATGCACAGCGAAAGATCAACATCCACCAGTGGATTGGGGTTTCGTAGCAAAATTAGATATGTATGAATCCCATTATTAGGAGCAATAAATGAAAAGTCAAGAAATAGAAGAAGCAAAGAGATTAATCAACCAACGAATCAGGGATGTTGGAAAATTACCATATGATAAGGAATTAAAAGGTTTTTCTGTAAAGGCCGAAAAAGTGAAGAGAGAGGCATATGTTAGTGGATTAACGACCTCTATGGGCATTTTAGAGCAGGTACAAAAAAACTAGAAATGATTCCGACCTATATAAATAGTTAATGACTTAGGAGGGTACAATATGAGTAACTTTAAAGAATTCATGTTCGCCCAGGCTCACGAGATTGAAATATACAAGTGGATTGAAAGTGAAAAAATTGGTTACGACTTAGGCACGTCTGCAGCGTCAACGTGGATCAAGTTACATGCCAAAACATTTAGAGATACCTGGAAGATCAGTCATTAACAATTAACAAAAATTATCAACTACTAGTTCTACCGACTAGTAGTTTTTAGTTTTAACAAAGGATAGTACATTAATGAACAACGATATTTTATTAGCTAACAGTAAAGAAAGAACTAAATGT